GACGAGGGATTTTGGTCTTGACCAACTGATCGGTCTTGACGATGTACCCCTCCCGGCAGGCCCGCAGCATCACTGGCCCGAGGGCAGCGGGTTCGTGGGTGTACTCGTCAGAGTCCTGTAGCTCCTCCCAAACCTCATCAGCACTGAAGAATCTGTGGGTGCGAGCCACGAACCGAACTGCTCGCAGGGCGTCACGCTTCCAGGCTTCGTTGGCGTGTACGTCTGCCTCACGGATGCCTCTCTCCCGAGAGGCACGCGCCGCGGCAGGGTTAAAAAGGGTCACGTAGCCTTGCCGCGCTTGGGCATAGGCTTGCGCCCGCTCTCCCTGGTTTCTGCTGCCTTCTCGGCCATCTGGTGCCGGCGCTTGGGACCCTGGGCGGAAGCGTTGGAGATGGCAGCCGCCTTGGACTTGCTGTAGCCCTCCGCTTTCAAATCCTCGTACATCTTCGGCTTCTTGATGGACGGGCCTGGTGATTTACCTCCGGGCATGTTGCACTCTTTCCTTTCTGAATCTTTCAGTCAGAGCGAGTACGCGTGGGTCTGTCGTCCTGTTGAATCCATAGGGTTCAAAATCTTGATCCCACGATGTCCGTATCCTCAGTCTGACGTAATCATGCTGGATAAAGGTCAGGTCATCATCGGCACCGGGGAGCCGAAACTCAGAAGCTACGAATGTTGATCCGTTGTTCTGTTGCTTGATCGTAAGGAGTAGGTAGGGGCTCGGTTCCCCACTCGGTACTGCACTGACCCACACCTCGTCGGTGTCACCCTCCCACAGCGCATGACCTCTCCATCTGGCGTGGATGTGGATCTGGTCCAAGCAATACTCGACCCACCGAAGAATCTGAGCCTCGACTCGTCCGTCATTTTTCCCGACGAGCCCCTGTACGCAATGCTCAATGAACTCGTCTAGACGAGTGAATCCCTCAAACCAGTCTGTAGGGCCGAGGTAGTAAATGAAGAGAGGCACCTACCCACCTCCTATCTGATGCTGTTGAAGTTGAAGTCGCCTGGCACGCCAGGATCAACTCCGAAGTGGGTTTCGCCGCCGGGGTTGTCGCTGCGGGCGAAGTTGATCGGACCGCTGCTCTTCATCCCGATTCCGTTGAGCAGGGTGCCTGACTGGGTGAAGAGGTCGCCGTTGTATCCGCAGTCCGTGCAGAGCGGGGCGCACTCTGTGTTGGCCCATTTCCGCCGGAAGTAGTTCGGCCCGCCGCAGCCTGGGCACCTGCCGGTCTGGCCGACACTGGCCGGGGCTCTCTCGATGTACCCCTGCCGACGCACGGTGTACCAGTCGGCGTTGTCCGCGTTGACGGGCTCGGACTGGGGCTGGTTGCTGGTTGGTGGGTAGCTGTCCTGCCAGCGCACCGCCTTCGGTGGGAAACCGGTCGGTCCTGGCGCCGGCCTCGTTGCCTCCGGTGCCTGCTGTACTCCGAGTCGCTGTGCCCACCAACTCATTAGAAATCTCCTACTTGCATTCGGCCCAGTTGTTGCCGACGCTGATATTTGCCACTAGGGGAACGTCGAGGACTGGTCGGTCGCGGAGCCGAACGTCCTCCATTGCTTCCCGTACCAAGGGTAAGGCCCGGTCTACGGCGTCCTCGGCCACCTCGATGATGAACTCGTCGTGGACCTGGAGGACCAGTTCGGCGTCAAGGCCCCACAGGGCCTTATGCACCTGCACGATGGCGATCTTGGCGATGTCTGCCGCCGTGCCCTGGATGGGATGGTTGACGGCTTGGCGCTCGGCGTACTTCTGGTACTTCCAGTCCGGGCTCTTGATGTCGGGCAGCCGTCGCTTGCGCCCGAACAGTGTCTCCACGTATCCATGGATGCGGCAGAACTTCTTGACCGAGCTTCCCCACTGCTTCACGCCGGGGTAGGCGGCGTGCCAGGCGTCGTAGACCTTCTCGGCCTCGGGCATGGAGATGCCCGACATCTCGACCACTCGGCCAGGCCCACCTTCGAAGGCGAAGTTGAAGTTGGAGTTCTTGGCGATGGATCGCTGCTCGGGTTGGACTTGATCCTGCGGGATCTTCCAGATCAGCGCCGCCGTCTGGGTATGCAGGTCCATGTCGTGGGTGTAGGCGTAGACGAGCTTGGGGTCCTTGGTCTGATGCGCCAGGATCCGCAACTCGATCTGGCTGTAGTCGGCCACGATGAGCTTCTTGCCTGGTGGGGCGATGAACAGCCGGCGCACCATGGTGGCTTCGAAGCTGTCCTTGTAGCGGGCCGGGATGTTCTGGAGGTTCGGACCACTGCACGACAGTCGCCCGGTCTTGGCCACCGCCTGGTTGAAGGAGGCCCGGATGCGGTGATCGTCGTGGACGTGGGGGATGTAGCCACCGATATAGGTAGACAGCATCTTCTGGAGGTCCCGGTACCCGAGGATGGCCTGGGCAGCAGGGCTTCTCCGAGACAGAGTCCTCAGCACGTCGGCGTCGACCGAGCGCGCTCCCTTGTCGGTGTACTTCGGGCACCGCAGTCCCTGGATGTCATAGAGGTACTCGGCCAGCTTCTGGGTCGAGTTCAGGTTGATCTCCCGACTCGGCCATTCAGGAGCGACGATCTCCTTGGCCCGCTTCTCGGCCTGGTCGCGCCGCACCTCCAACTCGTCACGCAGCCGGCGGAACTCCTCCAGTTCCACGAAGGCACCCACCCGGCGCATGTGGAGCAGTACCCGGAGGACTTCCATCTCCAGGTCGAGGAGTTCCTTGAGCTTCTGCATGCCCTGCTTCTGGTAGCGCCGGCTGATCTTCCACCACAGCAGCCAGGCCATCTTGGCGTCGAGGACGGAGTAGCGCATGGCCCGTTCGAACTCGACGTGGTACGCCTCCTCCCCCAGCTTTTCGGCGTATTGGAACCCGAGGTAGTGCTTGGTGAGGTTGCCGAGCTTGTAGCCGCCCTCGGTGCTCAGGTTCTCGTTGAGCAGGAAGACCAGCATCAGGGTGTCGCCGTAGGGCGGGTCGGGGATCTCGCCGTCGTAGTACTTGGCGATGCTGAGCAAATCGAAGGCCACGTTTTGATTGATCTTGCGACGGTCGGAGAACATGAGGGGCTCCAGGGCGTCGAAGACCTCTCGGGGCTTTAGCTCGGGGGGACCGTGGAGAGGTCCCCCAATCCATCTCTCTTTCGCACCCCACTCTTCCTTCTTCTCCCAATGTCCGTGCCCACACGGGATGACATCGGAGCGTCCGGGGCCGGCGAGGGAGATGGACCACACCCCGTTGGTCATGGGGTCGAGCGCTGGCTGGTCCTTGGCGGCTGACTGCCGGCACACCTCGGAGCAGTAGGTGACCCGAGCGTTCTGATGAGGACGGCCACAGGCAGGACAGGTGAACCAGCGGTCAGCGTGTTTCGGGTCCTTGGATGACTGCTTGGGTGGTGGACCCGGCAGATGCAGGAGCCGGGGCTTGCGCCTGGCGTTTGTCTCCACGTCGAAGGCGAACTCGGAGAAGTCGAGGTAGTCGTGGACTACCTGCTTCAGGTCTTCGGTGGTGCGGACGGTGAGGGTCGTCATGGATCACCTGGGCGAGGGGGAGGCTGGGCGCGTGGCGGGTGCGCATGCCGGCAGCCTCCCCCTCATGGCCAGGGGACGCGGCGGATCGTCCCGCAGGCCAAACCTCACTGGTTGTACTCCTCCGCGACCGCCTCAAGCTCGGCCCGAGTGGACTTGGACACCGAGTCCTCGTCCCAGAGCTTCTTGTCGAAGGCGGCGATCTCGTCCTTGGTCAGGGGCTCGACCCTCCAGTCCTCTTTCAGGTCACGGACCTTGATCGGACGTAGCTGGGTGCGGCGGTTGTTCTTCTTGCCGGTCATCTGGACAGCGAAGTAGCTGCCACCGAGGGAATCGTCCTGGGTGTACTTGTCGAGCGTTTCCGCCACCGTGATTCCGCATTCGAAGGTTTCGTGCTTGGGTGGCTCGGTGGCCATGTTCAGGATGTTGAATCGGATCCGAGCCTGGGGGTCCTCCCCAAGTTCACAAATCGGGCACTCGTCGGGCCTGAGGCATACGTAGCTCTTCCGCTTTCCTTTGGCCATCCAGTCGGCCCAGTGCATCAGGAATGACGCATAGGGACCGTCTTCAAGGAAGAGGATGATCTGCTCGTCGTCAGGCACCCGGTAGTACTGGGTGAACTGGGTCGGAGCGTTGGCCTTGACCGTGGCCACACCACTCCAACCCTTGTTGACGGTGCCGACCCTCAGGTCGTCATCATCTTCTCCCCGGCGGCTGCCCCGTTCAGGCTGCTGGTCTTGGTGACGGCGAAGTCGGGGTCGGGCCTCCTCCTCTTCCTCTTCGTATTCGTCGGCTTCCCGAGGCCGTCGTGTCAGTCTTCTTGTTGGCATGCTGGTTCCTTTGCAAGTGGGCAGGCTTGATGCTGAGGTAGTCCTCAGCGAGGTTGGGGCTAATCTCGGACCACTCTGCGATGGTTTCCAGTTCGGCTCTAGCTAGTTGGTCAACTTCTCGATTCACCAGCATTTCCAGGTGCTCGGTGAAAGTCGATCTGTGTGACTCATGCAGCTTGGCCCAGGCTTCATCGTCGTAGCCGATGTCGAAGTGACTGATCTCTGCCCCAACCTCGACGTGTGCAGTTTCGAAATCGCGGATGCGCACCAGGTACCTCACGTTCTTTGACAGCTTCATGTCGTCCACGTCTTGAACTCGGAAAACACTCGCTCGCTGAACCTGGTGGTCTGGATGAATGGTGGTTTTGGGTCGAGTAGTCCCTCCTCTCTGGCGATGCGGGTGATGCCCTCGATCTGGCCGCGGGTCCACAGGCGCCGGCCTGCGTTACCCCTAGTGCCAACGATGTCCTGGGTCTTGAAGCGAGCTTTGGGAAGCCAGCCCTTGGTGATCCAGCTACGGATGGTTACGGGCCGGCGGTGCAGCGCTCGGGCCAGTGACCCGATAGGGAACATCTCGTACCTGGTGCCCCGGAACCAGATCTCCTTGGGGTGGGCGTCCCAGGGCTGCTCCTCTTTGGTCATCTGACGCTCCGTCGCCTCGCGCTGCCGGCGGGCCTCTACCGGCTCCCGCCGCCGCTGGCGTGACCGGGGGTAGAACTCGTCCTCCAGGTCCTCAAAGCCCCGCAGGAGATCCGTCATGACACGGGTTTGCCGTTATCGTCCAGCACGATGAAGGCGTAGTTGGTGCTCTTCGGGAACATCTGGGCCAACTCGTCTTCGGTGATCAACTTGTCGTAGTAGGCGGCGTAGATCTTGTCGGTGTCAGGCACCTCGATGGTCTTGAGCACGTCCTTCCAGATGCCTTTGCGGCGCAGGATGCGCTCGGCCTTGTCGGCATTGAGCGAGGTGGAAGTCCGACATTGGTTCTTCAGGGTGAAGATCTTGCGGTCGCTTACCGGCTCGTCAAGCTCAAGGAAAATAGACCCCGTTGTTGGGTCCACGGTGCCATGCCGCTCGACCATTTTCTTCAGCTTGGCCTTTTGGGCCTCGACCTTCTCGC